TAGATACTGAATCAACATATGCACGTATATTTCTCGTTCGAACGGTATCATGTCCTCAATTTCCGTAAGCGAGTATTTGTGATACTGCATTAAAGCGAAATTCATTTTATAATAGTTGTGCAATGTCTCATGACAAAGGTTTATTAAAAAAAACTTTGGAGTCCCTCCAGCGTTTTCTTATGTTCTTTATTACAAACAGGACACTTATATTCAATGTCCTTCTTTATCTTTGGCATAGTAGTGAAAAATCTCTGCACCTTTAGAAACTGCTCAGAAGTCAAATTCTCAACGAAAGAGATCAATTCTTGCTCAGTTTGTTCATGTCCGTGAAACACTTCATCACCCTGATAGATATAATCAATCGAATTGGCAATAATTTTGAAAACATTTTCGATGTTGTCAGTGTCCGAGGTTTCTAGTCGTTTGGACATTTCGACAGTTGGATACTTCATCACAACTCCAACATCTCCAAACAATTCAACCTTTTTATTGTGTTCTGGATCTTTTTCTACATTTAGCTTTGTTAGATCGATACTAATCTTTACCTTAGCTTTATCATTCTGTTCACCATGGTCTACATCACATGGAACTAGAATTTCGATAATCTCTCCAACAGACTTGGCACGAATCTGAGTAAACATGTACTCAAGATCGAAAGTGGCTAACTTGTTGACATCAATTTTATCAATAACGCATGAACCGATAACACCCTTAAGACTATCGACCATAACAGAAACATCTTCACTCTGTTGCGCAATCAGTAATGCCTTTTCTTCTTTAATTAGAAATGGGCGATACTTAATTGTTTCATTTGTTGAAGGAACCACCATATTATATGTTGGCGTACTCATCATTGGTAAAGACATGTTATTCTCCTTTAGACATATTCTTAATTAGTTTATTCAAGTCACTAGTGCTACCTACAAAGATAGCATTGTTTGTCACTTTTTTACTTTCTGCTTTGGTGGGTGCATCAAGTTTGGCTTTTTGCTGATGGATGTCCATCAGCTGTTGATTGATATCAGCCAGTTGTTTCATAAGATTACCCACGACCTCGAAGGCACGTGGGTGTTCTGATGATTTCGCCACTTCTAACGCATGCTGCAATGCAGCCTGACCAGTTGTCAACAATTCACGCAGATTCTCTCTAGTTGTATCATAGTCATTCTCGATCTTTTCAGATGGAGCATTGACTATCTCACCTGTTTCTGCGTTGATCACTTCATTCTTTGGCATTGCAGGAATGTCAAAGACTTCTGATAAAGAATCATCAATTTTCATATTTATTAGTCGTTTCTAGTATTTCTAGTTGGTGGGTCTCCAGGGAACGCTGCTGGAGGTGCGCTTCCAAAGCTGCTTGTGCTAGCCATTGGTGCTGATGGGAATGCGCTTGGTGCTGGCGTAGATACGCTAGGTGCTGCAGGCATGCTAGATGGTACGGATGTTGGTGTTGCATTGCTTGCTGCTCCTGCTACTTTTTCTTGAGTACGACCCCATGCTGCGATACCAAGTACTGCACCCATTGCTAAGTGAAATAGACCAGCACCTTGTAGTGTTAGTGGATTCCATTGAGTAACTGGTTGATGCATAACTGCCTGCAGAATGGACCATGCGACTGGGAATAAAACCATATCACAGAAACAGACTACCATGTACATCCAGCCCATAGCTGGACGCCACTTCTTCTGCATCCAATCTTCGTCTTTTTTCTTTTCAACTACTACTTCTTCTGCCATCTTTTTCTCCTTTAACGTCTTAAGAGGTTCGGTATTTTTGTGACTGCCTTTGCTCCGATTGCACCTATTGCGAAATTTTTCAATCTGTCCACTAATGTATTTTGTTGTTTTGGACTAATTGAGTTTATGTTTGTTGTAAAGTCTGGACTATATCTACTTGGTGTATCTGGAACCACGCCATAAGATTGAGAAATGTGTTCTTCAGATAACTCGAATCCGTCTTGAACTCTTTCTGTCACATAATACTTGTAAACAAAATTAACACCCATTTTCATTATATCTTTTCCAGATGTGTCTAGTTGAATGGCTCCAATACTTTTCGGATAAGCCTCGAACATAGTTACTTTATATCTAATACCATTTTCTAGGTCTTCAACGAAAACAGTTATATCTGTAATATAATTAGCGTAATAGTTAAACAAACGAGTTTCTGGATCTTGAATGTTCACCATCCATTGATCGAATAAATCTTTTACTGCCATAGCTCTATCTACGTAAAATGACATAGATATTGGCTCATATAGTCTCTCATATGGTGTTTCTCTAAATTCACCGAATGATCTATTCTGTGATGTTGAGAAATTAGTGCCTGGAAGTTGCACCTGATCGCATAAAAGCGCAACTAATCCTACTTGGGTTGGATCCAAGAAAGGTGGTTGAAACAAGACATGGAATCTATTGGTTCTAGATAGTCCACCTCTTTTTACTTGAGCAACGAATTCGTTAATATCAGCCATTATAGTTTTCTTATTTTCTTTCTGGAGTCAGCCCAGACTTGTTGTTTAGATGCGCCAACGAATCGCTCAACAGGTAATAACATAGCAGTCGCCCAGTCCTGAGAACTAACCTTTCTAAATTGGCTCTTTACATGACCATTCAAATATTGTTTAACGCATGGCTGGGCTGCTTTGTATTTGGAAACACCATCTATAAGTGCCCACGAATATTTCAATTTCGTAGTTTCATCCCATCTATTGTTATTCTTAAAAGTTAATAACGCATCCAATAAATAGATTCTTAGGTCGTATGGGAGATAGTGCATATTCAGACCATAGAATCCGTCAGAAGTCTTTCTGAAAGGGAAAACTAAAGGGAATCTGTCATAGTATGGTAGATCCTCTTTTGTTTTAGGATCATAAAAATACATATACAAACTTCCAGGTTGTATAGTAGTTGTATTCTGTGAGGTGTTACCCTTTAACACCTGATTTGGGGTGATGTTTTGCTGGGCGAGTGAACTCACCTGTTTATTGAACCAACTAGTCGATCTTTTAACTGCTGTTTCAAGATCATACTGGTTGCGTTCGAAGACGTCTTGCATTGGTTTTTTAGCCATAATGTTATTTAGGTTACTTCAACCCAAGTTCGTTTTCTGTTATAATCTTAAACTCCCATCCTCTATCTTTTGCGAATGATCTAGCAGCAGCCCACTTCGCTTGATTTTTAATATACATAAAGGACTCTTGGAGATAACGCTGAGTCTGTTTTCCTGGAAATACTGGTGGAAGTGTTTGTTTTTCTGGTTTCACTTCAATCAGGTATGTTTTAAGAGTATTGTCTTTCGTTTTAACTTGTATTTTAAAGTCAACGAAGTAACGATGTATTAGATTATCAGTTGGACAACGATACGGAACGACAGTTTCTTCTGAACTCCACTTAACGACACTGGGATTTCTGTCACACCACATAGCGAATCTTGTTTCCCAGCTAGATCTCATTATGATGTTTGTAGGATCCCCTGCATATTTTTCAGCAAAAACAGGTTTGAACGATCTTTTATGGAACATAAATAACTACTAGAAATAAATAACACCCTCCTTATTTAGAGAAACCACATATGGCACTAGAATACGACGACGATGGTTTTCCAGTCAATCAACCAGTAGAGACAGCGACTAATGAGCCACTCGTTTCTGGTCAGACTCAGGCTTCTGCACCATCTAAACGAGAAACATATCCTGGAAAAGAACCTACTAAATTTGAACAATTTGGTAAGGACAGTGGTAAGTATGACATAAAAAACTATCAGTATCCATATGATTTAACCACCGATCTCAGATATGGTGGTAACTATGTTATTTTCTATATTAACGTGGCAGAAGACTCTAAACTAATATCAAAATATAAGGCAGAGACTGTAGCAGATTACCCAGCCAGAGATGTTGGAGACAATCGCTCGATGAATTGGAATCAGAAGAGTCTAATTGGAGCCAATGCAGGTGTTAATACTATTACAGGTATTGCTGGTGGAACTATCGGTTTTGGTCCAGCTAGTTCTACAGGTGGAGCAGTAGCGAATGCCGCAAAGGGTGCAGCAGTAGCAAATATTGGAACTGTTGGTGTTGGTGTGGCAACAACAATGACAACAGAAACTTTGAGATCGCAGAAAAGATTAAAAACTGCTATCGCATTACATACACCAAATAAACTAGGTATTAAATATGGTGTTACTTATGATACTGCAGACACAGCAGCTTTAGGTATGGTGAAAGCATTGGGTGGAGAGACTGCCGATGCTATTTTGAATGCTCTTGGAAAACAATCTAAAGATACCAATGTAACAGGTGTCGCTCAAGCAGTTATCACTAACCTCGCACTATCCAAAGGACCAAATGCTGAGGCAAATTCACAGATACTCGGTATGGCTGCAAACCCAAAGAAAGAACAAGTATTTAAGGGTGTTGAATTCAGATCGTTCTCTTTCGAGTATCAATTCTTCCCAAGAGATATAGATGAAGCAGATAATGTTTTGCGTATCATTGAAGAATTCAAATTCCATATGCATCCAGAATTCAAAGACGATAACAACTTCGTTTATTTGTACCCTTCTGAGTTTGATATTTTCTATTATCAGGGTGGTGAAGAAAACTTGAATCTACATCGTCACACATCATGCGTTCTAACCGATTTAGATATTGACTATACTCCAAATGGTCAATTTAATACATTTGCAAATGGCATGCCAACACAAATTAATGTTACATTAGCATTCAGAGAGTTGGGCTTGTTGACAAAAGATAAAATTAAGGCAGGTCTATAATGTACTTCGAAAATTTTCAAAAAATATTATATGACTTTGATATAGAAGCAAAGACAGGAACTGGTTCACAAGCATACGCTGTTTGTGATTTAGCAGGTGGTGGTATTAACTCAGTCACTGTTATTAATCCAGGACTTGGATATCTTTCTGCGACTTGCATATTTTCTCCACCAGATAATTTGGAAGAAGGTGTTACTGCCACAGGAAGAGTTGTAGTTATTGGTGGACAGGTTTCTTCTATTATAGTATTGAATCCAGGAACAGGATATACAAGTCAACCATCCATACAAATATCATCTCCATATGGTATTACTAAGAAATTTCAAAAACTTATCGGCATGACCGATATTACACAAAACATTCGTTTTAGAAAAGAGATTCTTGCTAATATCACCACATATGATTACTATGATATTAAAGATGGTGAAACACCAGAGATATTATCAGAAAAAATTTATGGAACACCAGAATATCATTGGGTTATAATGTTGGCAAATAATCGTTATGATTATACTGCAGAATGGCCACTAACTTATGTTACATTACAGAAATATATCGATGCAAAGTATGGTGAAGATGCTGATGCAACACGCCATTATGAAGATGAAAACGGCTATGTTGTGATGGGTGGATATCCTGTATCTAATAGAGAATATGAAGAAAGATTAAATGAAAAGAAAAGAAGAATTAAAATAATTTCTCCTTCTTTAATCAGTACGATTCTGGCGAATTATAAAGACATAATGTAAATGACAGCAAAAACATTAAGATTCGCTGGTGATGTAAGCGTAAATTCTATCAAGATTGTTACCAGAACTGGTAACTCTCAGAATATTACTGCACAGGTCATCGGCATTCAAATTTTCGAGGATATATTTTCCCCATTTATTACTGGGTCGATGGTCCTCAAAGAATCTTTTGATTTTATTAATTTGTTACCCTTCACTGGAGAAGAACAAGTAGAAGTAGATATCAGCACACCAACTTTATCCAAAGGTAATATTAAGGGTACATTTTACATTTATAAACTAACTGATAGAGAATTGCTTGGTGACCGAGCAGTAACTTATCAGTTGCACTTTATATCAATGGAGGCTATTGTTGATTTAAATAAAAAAATCAGTAGAGTTTATACTGGTAAAGTCAATGATGTTATTGCCGATATTGTTACAAATAAAACAGATGGTCTTCAATCAAGTAAGAGATTTATTTCAGAAGATTCTTCTCGTTCTGTTAAATTCATATCAAATTTCTGGTCTCCTGTAAAGTGTATTAATTATGCTGCGCAGTTTGCAGAGAATACTAATAACTCACCAAGTTATTTGTTTTTTGAAAATAGAGATGGTTTTTATTTCACTAGTCTAGAATCTATGTATGTTAGTGAACCTGTCCAGACATTCACATATGACAAATATACAAGAGATAAACTACCAATGGGGCAAGATGTTCGAAATGTCGGTGAAGATTATAAAAGAATAAACAGCATAAGCATTCCAACTGGCTTCGATTATATTGATAGAATTAGAAGTGGTATGTTCTCATCTAAGGCGACTTCTTACGATTTAACTAAGAAGACATATAGAGTGAAAACATACAATATGTTTGATGAATTTGATTCTGCAAAACACTTGAATAAGTATAATGTAGCATCATTAAATTCTATTTTTAGAACAAATGCTGCAACAATGATTGTTCCAAGATACACAGCTGGTTTTAGTGGTACTGGTGATACGACTAGTTTTAAAACAATACAAAAAAGAATTTCTTTATTGAAAGCTGCAGAAGCCAACAAAATTAATATAACTGTTCCTGGAAGAATGGATTATACTGTTGGACAAAAAGTAGAAATAAAATTAAATAAAGTAGAGCCAATAAGAGGCAATGACACAGATATAACAGATAAGATGTTTTCTGGTTTTTATATTATTTCTGCGATTAATCATACTATTGATCGTGAAATGCATGAGTGTAGTATGGAATTGATTAAGGATAGTTTATTAATGAGTGTAGATAAGGCTGCGAAATAATGTTTTATTCAGGTATAGTAGAAAATCGT